AGCAATGCTATCTATATTGCCGATACCTCTTGCTAGAGTAGGTATTAAAGTGTCACCAAATTCTGGTCTATGTCCGGGCATTTTTTACTCCTATGATATCCTTAACCGAAAAGACTCTTAGCTCTGTTTTTTATCATCTCTTCAGCTTCTTTTCTTTTTTGTTCTTCTTCAAAATTTTCTACTCCAAACTCAAACTCACCTGCTCGCTCAATGTCTCCTATAGCTCCTAGCAAGTCAGCTTGGAAGCCTTCAACAACCCCACGTCTTTGTCTTGCAACATCAGATGTTAAGTCACCAAAAGTTCTTGATAGTTGAGATTGACCTATTCCACTACCAGAAAAGCCTCTTTGTCCTGCTGCTTGCATTGATTGCTGCCTAATATCTCTGGCTGACTGTTGCGCACCAAGTTGGATATCTCCTATCTGCTGTGCGTAGCCCATACCAAACTGCGGTAGCTCACTCATGTATTGTTGCAGTCTAGGGTCATTTGCTATATCCTGCATACCTAATTGACCTAATGCTCCGGTTACCGTTGTCGAAGTTCCATATCCGGGTGTATAGGGAGAGCCTGTTGTAGGAGGAGGAGGAGGGGGTGGTGTTGGAGGTGTTGGAGCATTTGGATTAAACCCAAACTGAAGTTGTTCTGGATTGTTTAAATCTTCTAAATTACCAAACGGAGTAAGTCCTCCCATCTGCATTTGTGGCAACATCATATTGATAAGCCCTCCGCCTCTTCTTTGAGGTAGCATAGGACCTGTAAAGTCAGGTATTCCTTCAAAATTATAATCCAAACCTCCGGGAAGTAGAGGTCCAACAAAATCAGGCACACCTTGAAAGTTAAAATCTAAATCACTTAAATCTTCTACGCTCATATCTTGGAAAGGGTTAAACTGCATACCTCCTGTACTAACTTCCGATAATAGCTCATCAGAAAAATCTTGCATTTCTATAGGTATGTCAGGTCTAGCAACCTCATCTAATGGTAAAAAATCCTCTAAAGACTCTTCTGCTTGTAAGAATGGATTATCTCTTAAGGCTTGGTCTCTTATAGCTTTTGCTTTTGCTTCTGTGCCTATCCCTAGTTCATCTCTTATGCCCGGTAGATTTGAAGCAGCACTTGTAGCAAACTTAGATATACCAGTTGCCAGCGCTCTTTCACCCAAGCTACTTTTAAAATCATCAATACTATCTTGTAAGTCTCCTCTGCCTTGCTGTAAAAATCTGCCTTCACCAACATCTGTACCTCGGAAAGTGCTTTCTCCTAAGAGTTGACCAAGACCAGCCCCAAGACCGCTCCCTATAGCACCACCGATTGCAGTTCCTACGCCGGGTATTGGAATCAAAGAACCAGCTAATGAACCTATGCCACCAAAAATTGTGCCAAGACCTTGAGCTCTGGACTTTTTACGTGCAGCTTCTTGCTGTTTTCTTTGTAACTCTCTTTGTTCGCCTTGCACTGCTCTTTCTAAATTAGAACGAGCTATTCTCCCACCTAACTGATAGTTAGTAGGTTTACCTGTCATACCACCACCGTATAGTTCCATTAAACTTTTTGCCATATCAAGTCCTCGTAAATTCTAAAAAGTACCATGCTCCCAGTTGTTTTCTATACAACCTGAGTTTCCCATCGCTAGTCTTTACTATGCGCTCTTCGCCGTCATTGCCAGTATTTTTAGCTGGTACCCCTACTTGTAATTTAGTTTTAATACCTTTGGTATTGTATAAATATCTTTTTTCCCTGTCTATAGCCATTATGTTACATTCTTACTTGTTGGTCTATATTCTACCGATACATTATTAATCTTATGAACACTGCTACCATCTAAGTCTAACTGCACTTGAAAGGATGATACTGATAACGGGCTACTAAATGTTACATTATTAACATCTAAATCATTGTCAGTATCAGATAATGTACCTCCATTTGCTACGGCTTGCTTTACCCCAGAGCTATCTGTGTGTATATACTTCAGTCCATTAGTACTGCTATTGTCACTTGCATACTCAACACTAACTCCGTATACTTTTTTTACTACACCGGGCAATCCAAAGTCATCATCTTTTAACTTGATGTCAAATGTAGTTCCAGAGTCAGGTTCGCCATCGTAGGAGATTATTTCATTTGTACTTACTGCCATTGTCATCTTATTATAAACATCTGTTATCGGGTTTGTCTTTATGTTGCTTGCTACCAAATCTTCTACGAAAGTAAAAGATTTGCTGATAAAGCTGTATATATAAGCATCTCCATTATCACCAGATTCTGCGTGTCCGTTAAACGTAAGTGTCCCATTAGTAACACTACCTCCAGTTGTAGATACAGAAAGCTCAAATGTAGTAGAGTTTGTAACAGAAAGCACGCTTGCACCAGTGGGAATCCCTGTACCACTAACTGTCATGCCCGGAGCTATAGCTGCAGTACTATCCATCGTGATAGTCGGGTCATTGTTGTAATCACAAGTGCTGTCAGTAAAAGCTAGTCCAGCGTTTCTAATAATTACTAAATGTTTATGAGTAGGCTCATACCCTACCATCGTGTCTATGTCTACAAAGTCAGACCACTGGTCCTCTATAATTTTTGTCTGCAAGTTTTGTATTCCGCTTCCATCATATATGTATAAACCATTTTTATTTACCCAGCATACGCCAAAAGGTGTCTTTGTAACGGCAGCATGAAACTCTACGCCCATATTTTGATGTGAGCTTTCCAAGAACCATTGAGTATCCGCACCTCCACCAATATTGATTACGTACAATGTTCTATTCTTGTAGGCAAGCAGTCTATCCGCATAGGCTTCTAGTTTTATAAATTCTTCACCATCGTTCACACCTATATCAATAAAGCTAGTAGGTAGTATTGTGTCAAACTTATTTATATCGCTAAATAACAGCCTATCAGGTTGATGTACAACACTACCAGTAGAATCTAATGTTTTTACATTTGCTATAAACTTTCTCCTGTTTGTTACCACGCTTGTCTTGTAACCAGAGGCTGTACTGGAAGCTATGTGATTTGTAAAAACTGAAGAGGTATATCCATTTAAAGTTTCAAATGTATCTATATTGTTAACCGATATGTTAACAGAGCAACGCAATACCTTAGACTGAGAAAATGCTACTGTCCAACCTGTATACTCTCCTTCTAGGCTAGAGCGACAACCTTTTGACAAGTCAATATCTGCGACTAGCTGATACTCGCCTTTGGTCGTGCTATCTCTCATATATATTCTACCACCACTAATTCTCTTATTGTATCCGTTAGTAGCAATAATTCTAAGGTTTAAGTATTTGTCAGCGCCTATCGTTATAGTACCTTTCATTTCGGATGGCAAAGACTCTTGCCTTTCGTCATATATAAATGTTTGTGCAAATTCAAACGTCCCAGCCGTCATTGTTCCAGCGCCGGGTTGTGTCACTTCTATGTTAAATCCAAATCCGGGGTCTGGGGCTACGATATACTTGTCGTTACCAGCGCTTGTACTAACTGTGTCTGCTAATGTCAAGACACCAGAACTATTTGCACTGGATATAGCGTGCTCCGAGCTATCTTCTAGGTTTATTAAAATAAAGCCTCCAGTATCAAGAGCTCCTTCGTGAGCAGACCCTAAACCAGCTCCCGGACTTCCATCAACCGTATTGTCACTATTAGAACCACTCTGAGTAATATCTCCAGTCATAACTAAGCCACCGTTAGTAGGGTAGCCAGTAACAGTCGCACCTGTTATAAATGGGTTTTCAAAGGGTCTATACAATCCACTAAAAGTGCTCACATACTGAGATATAGTTTGTGTAGAACTGCCATCAACCACTAGCTGTGTTCCATCATCATCAAGCCAAAGCTTTCTCTTAACAAACTGATATATCTTCGTAGTGTTTGTTGCTCCAAAAGCAGCATCCGATAATCTCACTGCTCCATCTGCTATATCATAAACTACTTGACCTCCTGTGAATCCAGCAACCACACTTGTTACATTCATATCAATCTCGTCTGCATCAAAGCTACCGCTCTGAGAAAATGGGGCTTGGTCTTCGCTTATATCGATTTTTGTAGAGGAACTTGGGTCGGCAAGAAATGTAAACACACTAGGTGTATTCGTACCATCTAATTTAAAATCCATGACTGCTTGAAACAAACCGTAACCTGCCTGCATAGCCCCACCTAAACTAGGGTTAGTATAGTTAGTACTGTTATCAATAGCTTTTCCAGCGGACTTTACCATGCCCAGCTCGTCTACAATAACATTATTAGCTTGCGCTAGTTCATTATCTTGTAT